TGACTCCTTGTTATATCTATCAAAGAAGTTAACTGCTTTCTGTTGCTCACTCGTGAGTTTCGATCCAGCTTTAATTTCTTCATAGTATGTAGACTTTTGCCCGTCTAAGTGGCTTTTAGCGCTGGCAACTTGCTCTTTAAGCGCTAATTTTTTTCTACGTATATCTCTATCGTCGTCTTCATCTTCGTCGTAAGAGAATGTATCTTCCATAAGGAAGTTAATTTCTTCGTTATCTAAATGAGGTTTTGTTTGCTTGTAGTACTCATGCAATAAACTAGTGTCATCTAATTTTGAGTAATCTTGGTTAAGCTTAACATAGTCACTTAAATCTCCACCAGTTTCATCCATAAAGTCCATTAACTTTTGAATATTCTCTGGTAGTGGTTTTCCAGTAGCCTCAGCCTCTGCTATGGCTTCTTCAACCTGTTCTTCAACCTCTTCAACTTCTTCTTCAGTGATTTCTTCTAATACTGCAGCTTCTTGTGTTTCAGCTTCCGGTTGTACTTCTTCTTGTTCTTGTGGGGCGTCGGCATCTTCAGCGCTTGCAACCACTCCGCTGTCGTCAGCGTCACTTTCTTTAACTTCATCTTCTCTTGGTGGTGGGGGTTTACTTAAATCTACTTTTACGACACTATCGTCTCCAGCAGATTCAAATTTACTTACATCAACTTGTTCAGTTGTTTCTTGTGTAATCTCTTCGACTACTTTTTCGTTTTCTTCTTCCATAATATAATATAATAATAATTAATAAACTTACCTAGGGTCAAACACGCCTAAATCAAATCCGCCACCTAGTATATCATTACCTGATGACTCAAA